CTTACCATCATACGCAAAATAATTAGTGTTATTCGCGAATGTAGACTCGACTAGTCCAGTACTACGTCCTGGTCGATTTCCGCCATCTGGACCACCACCACCAGCAGCAACACATAGAATCCCAGAAATATCATTTACAGTAACATCTGCAATATGTTGTTTTCCGATATACATTAATCCGCCGCCATTTCCACCTGAATTGCCATTTGCATGTGTTGTTTCATGACTCTGACCTCCAGGGCGTGTATTCCAATAATAAATATCACCTGTTTGTAAAATAACATTGAATTGTATTCTTGTACCTTTACCACCATTAGTCGCTTTGCCACCTTCTACTTTTAATCGTAAGGTGACGCTATCTGTCATTTACAGTATACTATATATGTATTACACGTCTAAAAATATGTATATAGTACACACATATTATCCCCATGTATGTTTTGCCGTATATGCGTTAATTAAAAATGGAAATCCCCAAAAATTGATGTAAAGAACTTCAGAAAGTTGTTGTACAAAAACCATTCAAATACATACTTGTATATTTCTATTACACTCTACATTCGCACACCTACTTATTACGTTCGCGCATATTCACGTTTGTCTGTCTCTATCGTTCTGTACAGATATCATGTCATCTTCTTCTAATGCAACAAATGATGCTCTTGCACAACAATATCAGCGTAAGACGGATAAACAGCATGTGCTAGATAATCCAGATACCTATATTGGTTCCATTGAAAAAGTGGATTGTGACTTATGGGTCATGGCGAATGATGGGCTTGCAATAGATGGTGGAGATGATGACAATGATGAATCCGTACAGGATATGAACGAAACAAATAGCAAGGTAAGTCAAGATACAGACGCAGTTAGTACAACATCCTCCCAGCAGAAGCAGCCGCAATCCAGTAAAATAACATTGAAAACAATAGAGTATGTGCCTGGATTATATAAATTGTTTGATGAAGGTATTGTAAATTGTCGGGATCATGTGATTCGGATGATACAGTCGACTACGCCAAACAAACGATTGGTATCACATATTGATATTGACATTGATGAGAAAACAGGTATGATTACGTTGATGAATGATGGAAATGGAATAGACATAGCCAAGCATCCTACGGAAGATATGTGGATTCCAGAGATGATTTTCGGACATTTGCGTACATCGACTAATTATGACAAAACACAGAAAAAGATTGTAGGAGGTAAGAATGGATTTGGATTCAAATTAGTATTAATTTGGTCGAAATGGGGGAAAATCGAGACAGTGGACCATACACGAGGACTTAAATATGTACAAGAGTTCCATAATAACTTGGAGAAAATCGATGAGCCAACTGTAAAGAAATCGGGTGGTGCAGCTAAACCATACACGAAAGTGACATTCTTACCGGATTATGCTCGGTTTGGGGTTTCTGGATTATCCCCAGATATGATATCTTTACTGAAAAAGCGCGTATACGATATCGCAGCAGTAACTGATGCATCAACCAGTAAAAAAATAAGGGTGAATTATAATCAACAACCGGTTCCAGTGAAGAATTTTCAGCAATACCTAGATTTGTACATTGGTGGGAAAATAGTAACAAAGCGTGTATATGAACAACCAGACCCAAGATGGGAGTATGCCGTTGCAATGGCGCCTAAACATGAATTCACGCAAGTATCCTTTGTGAATGGGATTTGTACGTTTAAAGGTGGAAAACATATTGATTACATATTAGGTCAAATTTTACGGAAATTGTGTGCATATATTGAAAAGAAAAAGAAGATAGTAGTGAATCAGGCGACAATAAAAGAACAATTGATATTATTTGTACGATGTGATATAGAGAATCCGAGTTTCGATAGTCAGACGAAAGATTTTATGAATACGCCATCGGCGAAATTCGGTTCCAATTGTACAGTAACAGATGCATTTATTGAGAAGATTGCCAAAATGGGGGTCATGGAGATGGCGTGCCAATTAACGGAAACAAAGGAAGCGGGTAAAACGAAGAAAAAGATGGATGGGTCGAAAACGAAAAATATCCGTGGAATTGCGAATTTCGTAGATGCCAATTTTGCAGGTACAGATAAATCGAAGGAATGTACATTGATATTAGCAGAAGGGTTATCAGCCATGTCTGGAATTGTATCTGGTCTACAGAGTGATGACCGGAATATCATTGGTATTTATCCGTTGAAGGGAAAAGTCTTGAATGTTCGTGGTGCAACAAAGGATATTCGAGATAATCGTGAATTGGCGGATTTAATCAAAATATTAGGATTAGAAATTGGAAAAACATATGATACAATGGCACAAATACAAGCCCAGTTGCGTTACAGTAAAGTAATGATAATGTCTGATCAGGATTTGGATGGTTCGCATATTAAAGGATTATGTATTAATCTGTTTCATAGTATGTGGCCAAGTCTGGTTCATGTGGATGGTTTCTTAAGTTTCATGAATACGCCTATTTTACGGGCAACAAAAGGAAAAGAAATCCTCCGATTTTACAATGAAGGTGAACATTCCGAATGGAAGAAGACGTTTCCGAATGAACAGCCGAAAGGATGGACATTGAAGTATTTCAAGGGTTTGGGTACATCGACTTCTACAGAATTCAAAGAATATTTTGCAAACAAGAAGATTGTGGATTTCCAGTACAAGGGTGCACCAAGTGATAATACAGTAGATATGGTATTCAATAAGAAGCGTACAGAAGACCGTAAACAATGGTTGGAGAAGTATGATAAACATGCATATTTGGATACATCGCATCCTACCGTACCATATGAGTCATTCTTCCATAAAGAGATGGTGCATTTCAGTGTATATGATTGTGAACGTTCAATACCCAATATGGTGGATGGGCTGAAGACCAGTTTACGGAAAATATTATTTTCAGCATTCAAGCGGAAATTAACACATGAAGTGAAAGTCGCGCAATTTTCCGGATATGTGTCTGAAAATAGTGCATATCATCATGGTGAAGCGAGTTTGAATGGTGCAATTGTAAATATGGCGCAGAATTTCGTAGGTTCAAATAACTTGAACTTGTTGGTACCGAATGGTCAATTTGGGACAAGATTAAAAGGTGGCGAGGATAGTGCATCCGAGAGATATATTTTCACATATTTGAATCCGTTAACGCGTGCAATATTCCCAGAAGCAGATGATGCAGTACTGAATTATTTGAATGATGATGGTCAATTAGTGGAGCCTGAATATTATGCGCCAATTATTCCATTTTCATTGGTGAACGGGATTACAGGGATTGGTACTGGATTTTCCTGTACAATTCCATCATATAATCCAGTACAACTAGTTGATTATTTACAGCATCGTTTGAATGGAATCGTAAAAGAAGATATCAAAATGGATTTTGTGCCATATTATGAAGGTTTCACAGGTACAGTAGAACCAGTTGTAGATAATAAGCAGAAATTCCTAATCCGTGGTAGATATGAGAAAATAGCAGAAGACCGGATTTTGATTACGGAATTACCGATTGGTACATGGACAATGAATTATTTGACATTCTTGGAGGAGCTTATGGATGGTACAACTACATCATCCACTACAAAGAAGAAACCAACCGCATCAAATGGTCCAGTAATAAAAGACTTTGTGAATATGTCTACAGAAGTCCATGTGCATATTACTGTACAATTCCCTCGGGGGCGTTTAGGAGAATTGGAAGCAACAAGAGATAGTATAACAACATTGAATGGTGTAGAAAAGGCATTGAAATTGACAACTACAGTCAGTACAACGAACGTGAATATGTTCAATCAAAATATTCAATTACACAAGTATCATTCTGTACAGGATGTTGTTGAAGAGTATTATGACGTTCGTATGGATATGTATGCCAAGCGTAAAGCAGCACAAGTCGCATCATTAGAACGTAAAGTAAAGGAATTGTCTAATCGTGCACGATTTATTACAGAGGTGGTTTCTGGTAAAATCGATTTAAGGAAAATGGCGAATGATGAAGAGACAGATGCATTCTTGGAGAATGCGAAATATGACCGTACAGAACATGACGAGAAATATGATTATTTGACACGAATGCCAATGTATAATATGAATAAGACACGTGTGGAGAAAATCAAACAGGAGCGTGAAGATGCGGTACAATCATTAGACGTATTGAGGAATACATCATTGGTGCAATTATGGAAGCGCGAATTGGATGTATTTGTACAGGAATATCAGAAATACAAGCAATCCAGGGAATTGTTGGTTAAAAAGCAACAACAAGGAAAAATGGCAAATGCAAATAGAGTTAAGATAGTAAAAAAGAAGTCATCTACAGTAAAAATGTAGATAAATACATGCATAAATGTGGTAGTATAAATTAATAAATAAAAAATGATGAAACTCGGTATTATAGGAGGTGGTCAATTAGGGGTAATGTTAATATGTGCAGCAAAACAGATGAATATTCATACGACGGTTTACTGTGATGATGAGAATGCGCCTGCTCGTTTTTTTTCGGATGTATTTATTACAGGTAGTTATGTAGATTATGACCGTATATCACAATTCGCAAGTTCGGTAGATATTATTACATTCGAATTTGAAAATATTCCATATGCATCTCTCAATGAAGCCTGTAAATATACAGAAGTTTTGCCTTTACCCGAAATAAATCAAATTATCCAACATCGTATCCGAGAGAAGGATTTTGTGAATAGTATTCCACCATTGAAGACTACTGAATATGTATTTGTTCGTACAGTCGATGATATTGTCCAGTACCTAGATATGTTACCATGTATATTGAAAACATGTACTTTGGGATATGATGGTAAAGGTCAGTACAGATTAAACAGTAAAAAAGATGTGGATAACCTAATACAATTGGATCCAACCCAAGAATATATTTTAGAGAAAACCGTAGAATTAAGGCAAGAAATTTCGGTTGTATTAACCCGATTTGGAGAGAACCGATATGAAATATATGAGCCGATTGAGAATGTACATGAAGAACAGATATTAAGAGTTTCAGAAATACCGGCGAATATCAGTAAAGAATTATTTCAGAAATCCCAAGAATGGGTAATTGCACTTTCTGAAAAACTGAATTATATTGGTACAATGTGTGTGGAATTTTTCGTTGATATACATGGCGAATTATATGTGAACGAGATAGCACCACGTGTCCATAATTCAGGGCATTTAACGATTGGTACACATACAGTAAATCAATTTGAAAATCATGTACGAGCAGTATGTCGATTAGAACAAAAAGAAACCAAGAAATTGTATAATGCAAGAATGACGAATATAATTGGAGAAGACCCATCATCATCATCATCATCTGGAATGAAAATAGAAGATGCATTTACGGAAAAAGCATTCGGAAAAGATTTCCATTTTGATTATCGAAAAGGAGAAGTAAAACCGAATAGGAAGATGGGGCATTTTACAGAAATCAAGGAATTATTATTGTAAATATTATAAAGGTATATATACGGTTGCTGTTTTCTACTGTAAATATATCACAAACATATGGCAGCAATCAACCCAAGTGTATTACCAGAGTTATCCAATAAGTATATTCCAGGTAAGCATGACCCAGTTGGATGGTATATGTCGGAGAAATTGGATGGTGTTCGTGCATGGTGGATAGATGGGAAAATATATTCGAGAGAAGGACATGTATTTTATCCTCCAGAGTATTTCATAGAGGGATTCCCCACAGATATCATATTAGATGGTGAATTATATATGGGTAGAGGGAATTTTCAAACATGTGTAGGTACTGTAAAAAGACATGTTCCTACAGAAGCCTGGAAAAAAGTACAGTTTGTGGTATTCGATGCGCCAAGTGTATCGGCATGTTTTGCAGACCGATTGTTAGAAGCTGCAAAAAGGATTCCAGTAAGAAATCCACATATACGGATATTGGACCAAATAATCTGTACAGATACAGAACATGTAAATCGTATGTTAATAGAAATAGAGAATAATGGTGGGGAAGGTGTGATGTTGAGACATCCGATGTCATTGTACAATATACATGGGAAAAGAACATCAAATGTATTGAAAGTAAAGACAATGCATGATGCAGAAGCAGTGGTAATTGGACATGAGCCAGGAAAAGGAAGACATGAAGGACGTTTAGGGGCATTGTTGTGTACGATGGAATATACCCCAACCAAGAAATTCAAAATAGGTTCAGGTTTTACAGATGAAGAACGAGAGAACCCACCGGAAATAGGAACAGTAGTATCATATAGATATTTCGAATTAACGAAATCAGGGATTCCAAGATTCCCGGTTTTTTACAGGATTCGTAAATAAAAATTCTTGTTTTTCTGTACAAAAAATATAAATGTGTTTTGTACAGAATTATACATAAGGGTTGAAAACAAAACCGAATATCCATAATAATCAAGATACAAGATACAAGAATGGAACGTACAATTGAACAAATAATGAAAGAACGGGAGGACCAAATGTATCAGTATACATATGAGACACGGGATTTCGATGCATCGGACCAAACATCAACATCAGATATTGTAGGGAAAAATGACAATATGAATATGAATATGAATATGAATATGAATATGAATATGAATCTACATGCACAAACCCTACAAAATCAACCAAATGAATATCAGAAAATTGTACAAGATATTCACTATCCAGTATTAGGAAAAGAGAAATTCCGATTATATTTTTGTGGACAAATTGTCGAATTAGAATTAGATAGTGAATTTGATGATTTAGACCCGCCATTATTGAAATTTTCGAATACATATGATGATAAAGTTTCGTTTGATATTTCGAAGTATAGTGAAGGTGGAACAAGTTTACCAGAAGAATTCCCAGAATATTTGATTTTTACAGTAGAAATAGACGACAAAACATTCACGTACAATATTGGCAATAAATATGAAATTTGTTGTTCTTCACAACCATATGACGAGAGATTTGATGGAATGCAAATTAAAACAACACGAAACGAACAATTCTTTTTACGGTTCGGAGTAGAAGAAGCGGATTATTTTGTATTTCATATTTCAGATCCAAGTAAAAAACCCATTGTATTCAGAGAAGGTATTTTCAAAATGAAATATGACGAATATTATAAGTTACGGTATAAACATCGATTATTTTGATTCATATAAAATTCTATATTCTATATTGTTTACTGATTATGTGTACAATATAGATAATTCAGTAGTGATAAATCAATGTATGTATGACTTTACAGAGTATTATCACTAATAATAACAGGTTTATTCATTATTTGTATGACACGTTCACCATTTAATGTTTGACTCGACAATAGTTCTTTACAAAGTTCACTCAATGTATTTTTATTACGAGACAATATTTGGAAAGCTTCTTTGTAGGCTTCTTTGACTAATGTAAGAGATTCTTCATCCATTTTTTCTTTGGTTTTTTCGGAATATTTGCCACCCATTGCAAGGCTTCTCCCTAGGAAGGGATTACGACCACTCTCTGTTTCTTCATTGTAAAATACTTGTAAATCTTCGCCCATACCGAAATTGCCAATCATGGATTGTGCCAAGTTATTCGCTGTCTTCAAATCTTGTACAGCACCTAATGAGACAAAATCGTCACCATAATATAATGATTCAGCGGCTTTGCCGCCCATGGCAACTACAAGGCGTTTCCGTAGAACTTCTTTTGTGTATAACCCACCATCAATAACGTCTGGGCGTTCATTAAATAAAGTGTATCCACCTGCACCTTCGTATGTTGCCTGTATGGTGACTTTTTTCAGTTCAAAATACTGTATAAAATGTGCTGCCAAGAATGCATGACCGATTTCATGTATAGAAACACGAGTACGTGTATTTTCTGTACGGGTATCATTCCGTTTGGCGATGCCAACCACAAGTTTTTCCAATGCATTTGTTAAATCGATTTGTGTAATTACTGTATTATTTTGTCTCGCGGCTAATATTGCGGCTTCGTTTACTAGATTTTTGATTTGTGCTCCAGAAAATCCACCAGTCATTTCAGCCAAGATGGGGATACTTGTTGTAACATTGAGAATCGGTTTATCTTTCAGGTGTACTTTAAGTATTGATTTACGGGAGTCTACATCAGGTAATGGTACATTGATTACACGGTCAAAACGTCCAGGTCGCAATAATGCACTATCTAATACATCTTTACGGTTGGTTGCGCCTAATATCAGTACACCTTCATTTGCGTTAAACCCATCCATTTCAGCCAAGAGTTGGTTCAGGGTTTGTTCACGCTCGTCATTCCCCAAATTGATTCCTGTACCACGTTGTTTTCCAATGGAATCGATTTCATCAATAAACAGAATACATGGTTGATTGTCTCGGGCTTCTTTGAATAGATTTCTTACTTTTTGAGCACCTAAACCAACGAAGACTTCAACGAATTCGGATGCGGCAATAGAAATGAAATTGGCTTTACATTCGCTTGCAATGGCTTTGGCTAACAAGGTTTTTCCAGTTCCCGGAGGTCCCACTAATAAAATCCCTTTCGGGATTTGTGCTCCAACTGCCGCATAATTGGTGCCATTCTGTAAATATGAGACAACTTCTGCACACTCTTCGAATATTTCAGGACTTCCTGCCCAATCTGCCAATGTGATATTGGCTTTTTCCATATTTTCTCTCACTTCTTGAATACTGGAACCAACACGATTATTTTGTCCACCAAATGGTCCACCGAGTCCCATTCCAGGTCCAGTGTTATTATTACGGCGGAAAGCAAGCATGGCGATTGTAAAAAACAAGTAAAACATAAATCCCGCGTTAATAAATGACCCTACGGCACCGAGTCCACCTGCGATTGAACTGTAGATTGAACTTACGGGTGGCTGTAAAACATACATTTGTGTATGTGACCTACGGCTTGCATCTACGACTTGACTAGATAGTGGAGGGGTAGTGTATGTAATGGTTAATTCATCTATTAAAGAATTTGTATTTCCTTGTTCGCTTTTATCGGTATTATATAATAAAGTACTTTCTACAGAATCGGAATATATTTTCCGCATATCTTCTGTAAAATACAAATATGGGACTTGCTTATGATCGATATCTTCTAATAAGTCGCTAAATGATTTCTCTCGTAGAAATGGTGAAACTTGTTGGATTTTTGAGGAAGTTAATGAGGAAGGAGAAGTCAACCCAGTAGCATATTTACGTGTTGATATGGACATGGGCGCCGAAGGCGCCCAATTGTAGTTGTACCCTTGACCAATCTGTACAAGAATAGCGAATATAGATACACACGAGAGAAACCACATGATAATTGAGGTATGAATCTTATATGTCAATTATCTTTCATATGTTTTTTGTCTGTTTTTCATATTTATATTTATGAAATGTTATAGCTCGTAGGAATACCAATAATATTGACATTATTCATCATGAATTCGACAATATCGGTATCTTTTACTAGATTGGTAGAACCTTGTTCTTCTCCTCCTCCTCCGTTACCACCACCTGTAAATAATCCGCCAAACATAGGTGGTTTGTCTTGTTTGATTGATTGTATTAGTTTTTCTTCCTGTGTTATTTCATCGTTATCTGAATTACCGCTATCATCGGAATTGTCCGAGCTTTTGCTGCTACTATCACTACTACTGTTGTTACTGCTATCGCTACTTTCACTACTTTTAGAACTCTCACTTTTTACAGAATCACTGTCATCTGTATCACTATTCAAGCTTAAACTATCAGATGATGCATTTTCTGAATCTGAACTTGAATCAGATTCTGGTGCTGGTGCTGGAATTGTATGTTCTTGGTTTTCTGTTTTTGTCTCTGGAGAACCTTCTACTGGCTGTTCTGTGGTGATTTCTGCGGTGTCTTCTGTGTTCGTTTGTACATCTTGGTTTACTGGTTGTTCCTGTACAGGTGTATCATCCGTGTTGGTTTTTTCTTTATCAGTCTCTGGTTCTGAATCGGACTCGGAATCACTATCCAATTCCTTTTCTGCTTCATCTTTTATTCGTTTTTCACTTTCTTCAAATGTTTCATCTTTTACTGTATTGTTTTCTTCTGTTGGAGTTTCTGTAGAAGATTGTTCTGTTGGTTCTTCAGTTTGTTCTGCATCGGTTGCTTCTTCTGTTGGAGGTTCTGTAGAAGACTGTTCGGATTCTTCTTCCGTTGTTGGTTCTTCTGTTGGTTCT